AATTCATTATTAAGTTTTTTACTTTTATTTATATATCCTGCTCCTTCATGTGTCATATTTTCAAATTTCATATTCTCAACTTTTTCTTCTGATTTAACTACTTGTTTCAATCTATTTACCACATCATTAATTTCTTTTTCAATTATAATCATAATAGTATTAAATTTATGTTGTTCATTTTTAAAATCTTGTGATTTAACTATTTGTTTTATTTTCATTTTATTAATTTTAAAAGTATATAAAATATGTTGATACTCATAATTAGCCATAGATGTAGTTTTTTTATTTGCCATAAATTTACCTTCTTTTAAACCTTTTAATCTTAATACCATATATGAAGGTAGTTTTTGAGATTTATCATATTCAAATATATCTAATTTTATATATTGATATAATTCATCCCAATCTTTTTTTTCTTTTTCCGTCATTTTTGCCATTATCCATCACCTATAATTATAATTTAAAGAGGTGGTATATTAAAACCACCTCTCTTTTCAATATTTAAGAAGCAATTACTTCCATGAATTCTACTAATTCTTTAAGTTTTTCTATATTAGAAGATTCTAATTCTTTAGGCAATAATTCTAATTCTTTTAATTTATTAGAAACTTTTTTAACCTTATCATTGTCAGTTTTCAAAATATTCATTGTTGTTTTAAATTTTTCTAATAAGATTTTTTTAGTTTCTAATTCTTTCTTTTCATCAATCTCTTCTTTTTTCTTTGTTGCATTTTCTTCTATAATTCTTTCTTTTTCTTTTTCTTGAATTTCTTTTGTTTCTTCTATTGATTTAGCATCAGATTGTTTATTATGTTCTGCTCTAATAGCATCTTGTAATGCATTAATTAAAGAGTCTGCATCTAGTGGAATTTCTTCTATTATATCTGCAAATCTACTACCACTATCTAAAGCCATATTATCATCTCTAAATTTAATTTTTCTACTTTCTTTTGTTAATTTATTTCTAGTTTCGTCTTTTTTAGTAACAATATTTTTCTTCCCTGTTTTTTCTGTAATAATTGTTCTATCATAATATGCAAGACCAATAAAATGCATTTTTTTCTTTAAAAGATTAAAATATACTTTTTCAACATCAGATGTTAATGTTTGATATGTAGTACCTGTTGCAATATCAGTAAGTTCTCTATTTTTAATATGACCAATAATAATCATAGAAATTCCTATTTTTCTTAATCTTACTACAATATCAAACATTAATTCAAATGCTTTTGCTTGACCTTTTTGAAAACCATTCCACGCAGAATCTATTGAATCAGCTATTTTATCTGGATGCGCTTTATTCCATAAACGAATTGCTTCTTTTTCTGCTAATTTAATCCAACCATCATATGTATCAGCAACAACAGTTTTTAAATTTGCATATTCTGTATTTCTATTATATTCTATATCTTCAATAATATCATCTAAATCTTCCCAATCATCAATATCTTCATAAACAATATCACTAATTGCATCTGCTCCTGCTTCTCCTGCCATTTCTAAAAACATATATCCATCTTCACTAACAAGTTTTTCAAGCATTTCTTTAATAGTAGATGTTTTACCTATTTTCGGCTCTCCTAATAAACAAATATTATAAGCTAAAGGATCTACTTTAATTACATTCTTTTTACCATATTTACGTGCCAAAATTTAACCACCTTTTTATGTATTTTTTATTTTTTATTTCATTTCTATCTTATTATTTATATGAAGGAGAGATAAAAAATCTCCTTCATATTTCATACTATTTATATCTAATCATCTTCTGCAAGTAATTTATCTAATTCTTCTAAACTATACTCAACAGGATTTTCTTCTTCTGATTCATCTGTGCTATCAGTATTCTTATCATCTTTGCTCTTATCTTCTTTTTCACTAAGCAATTGATTTAGGAATACTAAATCTTCAAATTTATATTTTTCATCTGTTCTTTGAATCACAGGTTTTTTATCATCACCTTCACCTACAAGTTTAATAACAGGTTTTTTGATTAACATTTTCTTTTCTCTAGTATTTCCGACAGCACATTTTGCCAATGCTTCTTCTTCTGTATAAGCACCCAATTCAATTAACTCTCTAATATCTTCAGGTACATCATCAATAGTAATATTAACTTTTGCTTGACCTTCAACAATAATACCTTCTACTGTGATTTCATTAACATTATCTTTTTTTGCTTTAAACATTTTTACAAGTAATTTTGCACCTTTTTCTAAATCTTTTTCTGCAACCTCAAATTGAAATACTTTAGTAAATACTACATTTTGTTTAATTTCAATTTTATCTTGACCATATTTTCCAACATAATCAACAACATATGTAGTGATTGGGAATGAACCAGATTCTTTATCATATTTGCCAATACTATCTTTGTCAACAAGAATTGTTTGTTGGAATGTCGCAGAATATTTAGATACATCATCTGCTTTTGATAAAAAGACAGAGGTAATTTCCTTTTTAACTTGAATACTATCTTGATATAGAAAATATTTTAAATTACCTTTTACATTAACAACCATTCCATCAGTAAGATGTTCTTTTATGTATTCAATAGCATCATATGAAGATAAAAATTTCTTAGAAAATGTTTTATCTTTTGCATCTTTTTCTAATCCTACAGTGATAAAACACTGATTTCCAACTTGTTCGGTAATATTTTCGTCAAGTCTATCTTCCCAATCAATAGTGAATTTATTTTCATAATCATCTTTATCTTTACCATCTTCTGTTTTCTTACCATGAACATAAACAACAGAATCACCTTTGTTACTGTATCCACCCATCATATCAGCATAAACTACATTTCCATTACCACAATCTACACCAAGATTCATAACATTATAAACCCAACCAGAATTTGATTCTTCATCAATTTTAAAAGTATAATCATTAACTTTCGCTTCACCAATTAATTGAAATGATGCCACGCCTTTTTTTAGAGGTGTTTTTTCTTTAGTTTCTTTTGCCATATGTAATATTATTCTCCTTTAAATTTATATTTTTATTTTTACAATTTATATACTGCTAATTAATCAATCGACCAATTAAATCTTACTCTTCATCCTCATTATCATCATCTTCAACATACAATCTCAAACTTCCTTCTTTCATTTCAACCACATTCCATCTTTCATTATGTTTTCCACCATCAGGAATAAATTCAATTTCAACTTTCTCTGGTTTCGTACCTTTAAAACTAGTTACATTTCCTACTTTTAATTCTCCGTTATCTTCTGTAATAAATCTAATCTTATCTCCTGTAGAAATGGTTTGTATTTCTCCTGTATTAATTTCTACTTCAATTGATTTGTACGGAACTTTTTCTACATTAACCATAAATAAATCATTTCTCCTTTTCATTTTAAAATTTTATCTTAAATTTAACTTAAATACCTAACTTTTTACAAATCGTGATGAAATATTCCATTTATTAAAATATTTCTATTTCATTTGCTAGATTATATTAACTCTAACTGGATGTAAACATACACCCTCTATACCATTACTAAAAGCATTTGGTATTACTTTTTTAATTATTTGGTAACTTCCATTTAAATCTGCATTAATTTTTATTCCTTTATTACTAATAAATAAACCTCTATGTTTACGTCTGCTTTTATCATAATTCTTTTTAACAGGTTCTTCGTTGTCAATAAAAGAAGTACCACTTGTATATGATTCTTCTGTTAATATGAAATTAATCGCATTATTTTTACATTTGTATTCCAATTGATTAATAAATAATTTATAAGGTATTTGCACAAAATTTTGATTAACTTTTTTAGATAAGTCACTATTTTGTTTCCATTTACTATTATATCCAATTATCATAGTGTCAATATTATTTTCTATACACCAATTAACAATATATCTACTTGACTTATGTATATAATCTATTATCTTATTATTGCGTTTTGTAGTCAATCTTTCTAAATTATTACTCCAATTTTTATTATGTTTTATTTTTAAATCAGATTGAAATTTTGCTTTCTTTTTATTATAGTATTGGTTCATAGATTTCAATGGTTTACCGTTAATAATAAAAGAATTTAAACATATATTATTAGATACTGTTGCAAGATTATTAACACCTATATCAATCCCTGCAATTCTTTGGTTATATTGATTATTTTCAGGAAGATTTATTTCATATACTATTTCCATAATATAATCAATACCCTTGGGAATGAATCTTATTTGCATTAATTTATCTTTAATATTAGTCTTAAACATTTTATTAAAAGATTTTAATGGTTGCCAACTAAATCTGATATATCCATTTAGTATTTTAAATTGAATATTGGTTATAATTACTGGAAATCTACCTTTTTCTTTATCTTTATATTTTGGAATTTTAGGTTTTCCTAGATATTTCTCTGGATTTTTACTCCATCCTTTAATTCCTGCAAAAAATGATTTCCAATTTTGGTCAAGTACAACTAATGTTTGTTGCGCTGCTTGTGATCCATAGTTTTTAAATGGTTCGTGTGTTTTTAGAATCTTTTTTAAATCATAATAATTTATATACTTTTTATTATTAATGAATTCTTGTCTGATATAATAATTAGCATAATTGTATAAATTTTTTGATTTAAAACTTAAATCATCAATAACTTTCCATGTAGGACTTTTATTTTTAATTCTATGTTTTTCTACTCTGTTTATTTTTATAAAATCTCACCTCCTTTCAAATTCTTTTTCTTAATTCCTTCCTACTTTCACTATTATATTCCCATTCTGTATAATTGTCAAGAGAGAATTTAATTTATTTTTTGTTTTAGTTAAATTCCCTCTTGAATGGTAAACTAGATAATTAAAAATTACTACTTCAACACTACCTCAATTCTATCAAATACTTAATAGTCATTTGTTCTTCTTTATAAACAATAATCTCATCATTATATAACATACTACCTGCATGTGCATGAAGTGAATTAGCACCAGGACACATTTTTTGTAAATTTTCATAATTGAGATTATAAAACTTACTATCAAATGAATATACGTCATATGGTTTACCATAAGCAACATTAAAAAGTGCCATAAATCCAGAATTAGAATTACCATTAGACCATCTTGAACCAGATAAAGATGTATAACCAAGCGACTTCTTGGCCTTCGGAGCAAAGTAGCAACCAAAACCGAACATCTTACCATTTATTACCACTTTTGAAGGTCTTAAAACTAATCCTGAATTAATAATACCCCAAATATTCTCTGAACGAGATCCATGAAATAATAATCTTTGGTCTTTAATTTTCTCATTAGCAACAAACTTTTCATATCTTTCCTGTGTCTTCAAATTAATGACTTTCCATGCAGAATAAAACTTATTACTAATTTCACCTAATTCTTTCTTAATCATTTTTAATTCTTCTTGTGTAACTTCTTCAAATTGTAATCCCATTGCATCTAATATTGTTTTATTATTTTCTACTTTTGTTTCAACATCTTCATCTTTTTCTTCAATGGAATGCTGAACAACCTGACCTTTCATAATATCAAGTAAATCTTGTTCTCTTTGAAGTATTTCAGAATAATCCTTATCTGTTTTGGCAAGATAATCTTTAACTTTCCCCATTTTTCTAGGAATAGTTTTAAACAAATCAACCAATATTTTATTAAATAATTCAATATCATCAGTGTTAATCAAATTATTCAAAATTAATTGGGCTTCATTTACCATAACCTGCGTTACGTTCTGAGAACTGATCGTATAGTTATCTTTAATTGCTTGTCTTGCCATTGCTTGTAATCTTGCTACAATTTGTGCTATAGAAGGATTATTAATATCAAGATATTCCTTTTTCTTGTTTGGTGTAATATTAGTTTCTGCAACAAGTCTTGACTGATCGACATATCCTTTTTTTATCTTACTTTTATATGTAGATTCCCATTTAGATATTGGATAAGTTTTTGTTTGATAACCAGATACACCAATTCTACCATAAGTACATGTAAAATAATCATTTCCATTATCTACCATATTATAATATTTATTATTATTTGCTCCAGGCTCTACCTTAACTAAATATAATGGATTTTGCATATATCTACTCTCCTATAAATAGCAAACTAAAATTTCAATATCAATGTCCTCAAATACATCTTCGATAATTTCCTTAACAGTGTCCCAATTTAATTTGTCCAGACCACACCCTATCATCGGCATAGCAATCTTTTCAATTTCCAATGTTTCAATTGTCTCAATCATATCCTCTAATGATTCTCTTAAACTTGCATATGTAGGTTTATGAAAATATCTCTGTTTAGTTACTAGATTAAATACATTATCAATTAGAATTGCACAATTTTCTGTTACATTGCCAGTAGTATTTTTCAATTTTTTACGCATATTGTACAATTCATCAAATTTTACTGCAATTCCTGCACCTAATGCAAAATCACCTGAAATACAATGTGCAAAGTAATAACCATGTGGTACGGAAAATAAATCTCTTTGTTCTTCTTTTAAAATCATAATAACATTTCTCCTTTTATTTTGTTTAATTATATTTATATTTTATGTAAATCAAGGGTATTAAGTATTTACCCTTGATTAATAATTCTAATGAATTCATCTTCACTTATGACTTGAATTCCATCTTTTTTAGCTTTGTCTACTTTTAAAATAATTTTAATCAGTAATCTCTACTTCATATTTATACATTGCATTATATAGTTTTTGTGGTATATATTTTTTATATTTATCAGCAATATCTTTGATTAATTTTTCTTTATTAGTTTTATAAATATTAAATGCTTCATCTTCGGTTGAATAAACTCCTAAATATGTAATATTCCCATTTACATTGTATTGTGCTCTATATGAACCATTTCTATCTTTTGTCACACCAATTACTTGTTCTCCTCTTCTTACATCATCTTTTGTAAACAAATTGTTTATTGGTTGTGGTACAAAAACACATGTTTCAGAACTATATATTTTATTACCTTTTATTAATATATCTTTATCAATACACATTACTTCATTAGGAATTTCATAATAATTTTCATCATACCATTGAGCAAAGTTCTGAAAATTATGCCATTCATCGCAAACTATACAAGGAGAATAAGAATGTTTCTTTTCATAAGATTCTAAATTATAACAACGATTCATCATATGCGACCATGTTTTATAACGTTTTTTAGGAATTTGATTGACTTTATATTTACCTTCTCCAATATACCCAATACCATATACTGATTTATAATATGGATTTCTTACTTCTCCATTTATAAAAGCTTTATAACTTTTTGTAGTGATATAACCACCTTTAAATTTTATTACAACATTATATGCTCCATTGTATTCAATAATTGTCATTTCTTCTCCACTAACATTACTATAAGACACTTCTCCAACTCTATTTGATAATGTTGGTTTTCGTTTAACTTCTATATTTCCCTTTACTGCTCCTCTTTTAAAATTTCCATATTGTATATTATTGACACAAAGATTATTATCAAATTGTATAGTCACATTGTCACAATCATCATATTTTATAATAGTCATTTTTTCGCCACAATTATTATATGCAATCTCCCCTATTCTTTTTAATGCAGTTCTTTCTTGTAATTTATTCAATTACTTTTTACTTCCTCCTTATTGTATTTTTAAAATAT